ACGATAACCTCCTCAAATGTTGTGGTAATTGATACTGAAGTGTTTTTAACGTTTGTTGACCAACTAGGACATTTAACTGTGATTAATCGATTGGTGTTTGGCTCTCTCCATTTAAACGCATGTACACCACCTTGACGAGTTAGGAATGCATCTATTACAGGCGCATCATCTCGATGCACATTTAACGTTACACTGTATGTGCGCAAATCATTATTGATTCCATCTTTTATACGTTGCTCATAACCATCGCCAAATTTGATTATTTTAACTTTTGGCTCTGCTGTTACGCTCATACTCGGTGCAACTTCCCAATTAAATGTTTCCATATTTTCTCCAGACATAAAAAAAACCGCCAGCAGGCGGTTTGTATTATAGAACTTCTTTCAGATTAACTTTGCACACATCAACACCACTACTTGACTTGCTTTTATAAAAATAAAAAATATAACTTTTATTAGGCTTTGGGACAAAATTATAATCAATATTGCACGTTTTGCCGCTAAAAAGTGAGGCCGACATTCCTTCAAATTTAATAGTGTGGGGTTCAGCTCTCATATAAAAAGAATATATAGTTTTACCTTTAAAATCATCAGGTATGGGCAATTTAAAGTCTATTTTTCGTGACGGAAATGAATATGCATTTCTGTCTTTTTTATCAACAAAAGTTATATAACGATATAGCTTTTTCACCTGTTGAATCGTAATTGGTATCACTAGAAACTTCCGGCGAGGTATAATAATTATTATTTTGAGTATAGCTAATTAATCCGTCATTCTTTTTAAATGTAACCGTTTTGAATTTCAGCTCAGGAAAAGACTCGGATTTGATTGTATAATACTGATAATTATGAACCTCACTTTCCATTTTATACGAAATATTGACACCTTTAAACTTCACGTCATCAACAGTCATTCCCCATTTCAGTTGGTTTGGTAGTTCAATTTTAGGTGCTTTTTTATTGCAACCATTACTTAGGAAGCAAAATAGAATTATAAATAAGGTTTTTTTCATACCAACTCCTTTAATTTTTGGGGCAATAGTATGTTATTTAAGAGATTTGGGCAATAAAAAACCTCATTAGAGGGTTTATGATTAATCAATATATTTTTGTATATATCCACATATTACTAATTAGTTAAACAATTAGTAATCTTTTGGACCTCAGCAGTAAGAGCCTTTAATATAACTGATGGGTTTGCACCATCCCAGTTTCCCACTGGGTTAAATCCATTGTTAGGGATTGCTCCAGTTGTAGCTTGAGCTTGAGTGATATTATTAAAGAGATAACTTATATTATTATTATTATTCTTTCGAATTGATAAAGTATATCGCACCTAGTTTGTTATCGGTATGAAAGATTGTGGATTCTGATAATGAGTTAAACCATCTATTACAATAACATTATCGCCGATGTATTGGCGCCCATTTTTATTTGATTTCATTGATGAGTTTAAATTGTAGTAATTACCAGTTTTTCCTACAAAACTATCAGCACTATCAGAAAGAACAACATCCCGATCACGTATATTTTGAATGGTACAAACATTAATATCATTCATTGATTTGTTAGTATTTCCATTTATAGTGTACGTGTTTAAATATTTATACTCGTTACTATAATCAGTGTACGTCACACCATTAAATGAGCTTAGGTTTGGGTCAATTTTTTGCGCACACCCAGATAAAAGAATCATTGGACATACTAAAAACAATATTTTTTTCATTTCATTCATCCTTATTTAACTAATATGTAATGATGGTATGAAATTTTAGTTATTAAATCAACGACGATTTAATTTACCACCTGGTCGCATAGCGTCTTCAAACTCTTTAATAACCCATATTTTTATATCATTAGTTACTATTGCCAAATCATCTTGAGAAACCCCTCCCCCTGCAGTTATAGGCATGTTCAATGCTATGCCATTTGATTTATTAGATGTTTCAAGAAAATTTTTTAGGTCAGCATTTGTTCTATCATCTATTACTCGCTCACCTTTTTTCAGCAACCAAGTACCGTCCTCTGGAATATGATCAATACCACTATGAGCCATACCCGATATGGTTTGTGCTGCGATCATGCCAACAGAAGCATAACCTAAGCCTCTTGTGATTCCTGACATAATCCCTGTGGGATCTATCTCAAGCGCCTTAGTTGCTGCAACTTCTGTACTCACAATTGATTGGGCAATAGCTGCGGCTTTACTAGCCAAA